AGAAAAGAAAGCTTTAGGCAATGACAAGCAGACGATAAAAGAACAAGTTAAGCAAGTTAATACACAAGTGGTAGTGCACAATGCACTACCACTTGACGATAAATCGACTGCTAAGAAAATAGCAGAACAGACAAAAGTAAACCCTAGTACAGTAAAAAGGGCTGAAAAGTTCGCTGATGCAGTTGATAAAGTCGCGGAAAATACAGGAATAAACCCTCAAAAAATTCTATCTAGTCAAATAAGTGCAACCCGTAAGGATATTCAAGATGTGTCTAAGCTTGAGCCTGAAATTCAAAAGAGAGTATTTGAAAAAATAGAAAAAAAAGAAGTCAAGACGGTAAAGGATGCAGTAAAAGAAGTAAAAAAAGAAGAACTAGAAGAGTTAAAAACTGTTGAAGAAATTGAACCGAAAAAAGAAGTTATTAAATGTGAATATGGAAAATGGTATAAATTAGGGAATCATCTTTTATATTGCGGTTCTAATAATGATGAATCTTTTTTGAATAGACTTAAAGAACATCCAGCTTCTTTTGCGTTTGCTGATCCTCCTTATAATGCCGACGTTGCCGAATGGGATTCTAATTTTACATGGAGTCAGGACTGGCTTATAGATTATGCTCCCATAGTTGCAGTTACCCCTGGTATAGTTTCGATATATGATTTTATGAATAGTACCTCGATGCCTTATTCGTGGTCGGTTGCGTGTTGGATTGATAACGGAATGACTAGGGGAGCTTTGGGTTTTGGGAATTGGATATACACCGCCCTTTTTAGTAAAGAGAGTCTTTATCGTAACAGCCAGGATTTTCTAAAAGTTACAATATCAAATTCTGAAACTAAAGAAACGACGCATAAAGGGAGAAAACCCGCTTCTCTCATTGCGTGGTTATTTGAACGATTCAGTAAAACGTCAGATTATATCATTGATCCGTTTTTAGGTTCAGGGACTTCTTTATTAATCGCTGAAAAGATGGATAGGTGCTGTATAGGTGCTGAAATTAACCCCGAATACTGCGAGGCTATTATAAGCAGGTGGGAGCAAATGACAGGTGAAAAGGTGAGCGTTTATGAGGACTAATTTTAGTTCTTCTAATGCTGCCTTTTCAGATAAAGCTCATATTGCAGCACAAACACAAATTTATCCACTTGTTTTTAACACTTCTTCTGAGAATATCACTTACGAAACAGTAACACTATCTGGAAATCCTGATGACCAAAGAAGTAAGATTTTAGACGGGGAACTCGCCATAGACCGAGTAATTAACGTATCATTGAAAACCTTTCCTTTCCCGCTATCTTATACAGTGCAGGAAAGATTTAGAAAAACGAAGTTTAAAAAATATCAAGACATTACAATAACCGAATATAACCATAATTCAGGACTGCCTTCTGAATTATACAAACTTTCGGGCGGGCTTTTCGTTTATGGGTACTATGACGATGAGAAAGATAAGATAGATCAATTTGTAGTGTTTAGCTCATCTGCGTTATTGGTCAATATAGCAAGCGGTGTATTAAAAATAGATAAAAGAGGTATTAACCCGCGATCAAATCAGAGTTTCGTAACTTTCAAGTTTGATACATTAAGAAAACTCGGCTTAATATTATCAGAGGGAGGAAGTGATACCGCATAAAATAATAAGTAATTAGAAAAATATCAACATTTTTATTTAATTTTTTAGATAAGTGAGAAGGTTTATATACAACTTCGTACAATTATGTAATAATACAAAATATAGGAGTGTAGTATGCCACCTAAAGGATGGAAAAGCATCAACGTGAAAGAAGAGGACTTTGAGCTTATTGAAAAGATAGCTCAGAAGCGGGGCATGAATAAATATTCTGCTGTCGTTTTAGCGTTTCAAAACACTTTCCCGAATGATTTCCCTAAGAAATTAGAAGCATAATAATAAATAAAAGAATTCTCATAAAAGAGAGGTACGATTATGAAAATAACAGGAGCCAACATAGTTACTACTATTTTTCAAAGAAATGAAGGGAGGGTTTAATTATGCCCTACTTAGACCCATTCCCTGAAGATAACCCCAGTAATTTTAAGATTGTCAAGCCGGGGTATATAGAGGAATATCTGAAAGATGCGCCTCTCACGGATTGTCAAAAACAATTCATTGAATGTATAAAAGACCCTGTAATTTTATCTTTGTTGAATCTGTTTCTCCTTGAGAAAGTTGTTCCATTATCCACGATTAAAGAACAGGAGCGCGTTCTTGAAAATCTGAGTGAAGAGATGGAAAAATGGGTACATGAGAGGGGATTTGATGACATCTAAACAGGGGCTTTTACTCATGGGGTCATCAAAAGAAAGGAAGTTTTTAGATTTGTGGAATGATCCAGAACTAAAGCCGGTAATCGAGAGCCAAATAGGTAAATACTTGCTTTCGGATGCGGGGCGAAGTATAATATCAGATGTTTTTTTCTCGATGCTTAGGGAAACAAGACTACTTAAACGGGTCGGGCTTCTCGAAGCATATACAGGACTAGACGTTGATACTCATTGCGTCGGATCTGATTGGGAATGGGAAGAAATGAGCCCGGTTGAAAGGGAGATGTACCCGGAGAATAAAAAAATCGTAGTACAGCCTCTTAACGCTCAACTTTCCCTTATTGCTGATAGGATCAATGATGTTTCATTACCTGTCCTTAAAGAAACTGTCATCCTCGCTGCAAACGAAACTGAGGTACGGGCACGACTCCTTAAAGATAAGCTCTCCTCTGTGCCCTACCGGAACGGAAAAAAGTTCATGTTGGGAACAGAAGTTCAAAAGTTTCTACTTCACGAAATTGCAGAGGATCACAGGGCAAATGAGAAAGGAATAAGGCAAACTGCAAAAGACGTAATGAAAAAGGCAGTTGAACAATTTCCTAATGAAGTGAGACTCGGAAAGAACGAGAAAAAAAGAAACTTTATTGAATATATCGAAAAGCCATATAACTAAATGTTGTAAGTTCAAACTTACATTCTTGTAAGTTTGTGTAAGGACTTACTTACAACTCAGCGACTAAGAAGGAGAGAAAAAGGAAGGATTTGAGGTAAAATGTAACACAAAAAGAAAAGCTAAAGAAATAAAGATGAAAACTTGACTAAAAATGTCGTTTAACATCTTTGAATAATATAGATAGAATAATACGAATAGCTTAGAATGTGTTACGATTTCATGTGTTAGATTAGTAAGGTTTGAGTAACCCGCTTACAGATTTTCCAATTCTTGTAAGTAAGAACTTACAAGAACTTACATGAATTCTTGTTAAGAAATTAGGAAAACGTGTTATCTTAGGAAAATTCACTTAAAGTTCTTAAATAAACAACTTAAGAAAAAATTGGAGCTATATCGAGGTGTCTAAATGCGCTTAATGAGTGTCTCAGAATCAAGATATCATTATCTCCCAGATAAAATAAAACTGAAACGGGCTAAAATGTTTGTCAAGCTCGCTACATTGCTGGAAATGGGACAACTTGAAAACCCAGATAAAATATGGAATTATATTGATTCTCATATGATAGAAGACGATCTTGAGTATATGACTATCGAGGAACTTATACTCATGAGGTCTAAGGGATTTGTAGATGACTCTAAAATTTATGATCTTTTCCCTGAAGAATTCGATTATCTTGACGGGATTCCTGTTTTAATGTGGGATGAATTATAATATAACATCATTTAAAAAATTGGAGCCAAAATTATGTTACTTTCAGATAATATATCTTGTATTTTTCAAGTCCCAACTATCAAGACTCTAAGCTCTCTGGAGGAAGTCAAAGACCCTTCATTTCCATTCGATGTAAAACTCCATCTCAGACAAAGACCGGATCACTGGAAAGAAGTTCAAAAATTCCGCTTCGAAAATAAAATCCACTACACAAGAGATGCAGAAACCGAATACGTCAAACATAAAATCGAACTTCTCAATAGCGACATCTTTTATTTCCTTCGCGCACATCCCGACGCAAGCTCTCAAGAGTTTTGTAATGCGTTTAGGGGTTATGCCTTAACATATGGAGAGGAACTTATCAGGAGGGCTTTACAACGGCTAAAGTAATCATGCCTCAAGCGGGGCCAGTATTCGACTTCAATTTTAAAATGAAATACAATGGCCCAAAAGCTTATCATTTCCCATCAGGCCCTTCTCATAATTCCCCTTGTATGTCATCCTTCTGGAGAGCTCAGGAGATTAGACAGGGGATTATGAGAGAAGAAATAGATAGAGATGAGAAGCCAGAAGAGGGGGAATAATCATTATTTGGATATGTAATAACTGCGAGCACGACTGTGTAATTCATTCTAAAATAGACGAATCCCCTATAATATGTATTTATCAAAAGGCAGATCCAGAATGGAAACCGGGTATAAATTCTACAATTACTTTAAAATGTAAAAAATGCGGTGAAGATTTCACTGTAAAACTAAAATCTAAAAATCCTAATCTAAATTCCATCACTCTTTGTACGGAATGCCAAAAAATTAGAAATAAAGAACGGGCTAATTCAAAAGCTGAAACTAAACATAAACGGCAGATTATTATCACATGTAAAAGATGCGGAGAAGATTTTTCTATAGTAGGAAATAGGAACCCTGAAAGAACAAATCTAGCTACAATTCCTTATTGTACCAAATGTCAAGGTATGATAAGCGAAGAGAAAAAGAAACAACTTGAAGATAAGCAATTAAATAAAAAGTTAAAAATTCTCTCTCGAAAATCATCTTTTTATAACCCACATAAACTAAATTCAATATCAATGCCAGAACCAGAACTAAAAAAGCATTTACGAAATGGGGATTATTATAACACATAAAACGCGGAGGAAGACGATGTTTAAAGATTGGGCTATAACATACGCAAATGGAAACTATGTAAATGCGTTTTCTAGGGATTTTGTAAAAGACATGGAGCATGACGAGAGTTTCCCTAAATCCGATAATAAATATTACATTCTTAGGTATCTCAGGAAGCGCGGAGCATGTGATAAAGCAATTGAAGGATTTAAAGCAATGTTCGAGATCTTTGAAAATACAAAGGTGAGTAAATGAAAGATGGTTGTGTTTATTGTGGCGGTTCAGGAATGATAGATACCTGCATGCTGCGAATGCGCATTTCCAGTAATGGAGATTATTATATCCGTTGCAAAGGATCACTTAATGAAAAGAAAAAATGCCCAGAATGGGGGGCTGCTCTAGCTGCAGAAGAATATTACAAAAATAAATTGAAAAAAGGTGAAAACAAATGACTGCTAAAACTCCCATAACTGAACAATTCGCTTGGTTACCTAAAAATGCATGTTACGAAGATCTCATTTATAAAAAACTGGTTTTAGGTTATGTTGTCATCGAGTGGGAATTGGATATGTCCCGAAAAGGTGAAAAAAAGATTTCCAGGTATATTACACAAAGGCCGATACTTTCTGCAGATCCCGGCGAAGGTTGTGCAACAGATTCCGAATTAGGCGGGGAAGGCATCGATTTAGCACCGACGGATAAAGTAATAGGATTAATACCCGCTCCATTCCCAACATACAAGGTTTACGGTTTTGATATATACGGTGGAGGTTTTGTTCTCGGGTTCGAGCACCCAGGATTACCTATCCCAAATTGGGTTAAAATGCTGCAAGACGAATGGGAAATACAGAAGATTACTGAGGACTAAATGTTAGAACTCCTTATCCCCCTCCCTAACCTCTATGCAGCCTACACACTCTCACAAAATAACGCCTATAAAACGAATCTCATTCACTCTTTAGGGTACATCCCTTTTATTTTATACAACATCCATATAAAAGCAAATCTCGAAGGTTTCATTATTGCCGGTCATGGTATGTATCAGGCGGCACTCGAGGAAGGTTATACGCATATACCAGTGGAGTTTTGCGCGTTGGATTCTCAATTATCAAAGGTTTATTTGATAGCAGATAACGAGACTGCAAGGCGGGCGGTAACTGAGCAGGATAAGTTGAATGGATTACTGGATGGGGTATTAGGGATTAACATTTTAATATTATAAACTACATAATTAATTTAAGTTATTTTAGTATATAAAAGAGTTATAATTCTAACAGGAGCCATATCATTTGGAAATAATTTATAAATCACCCTCTGAATTAAAACCATTTCAAAAAAACCCATATAACCACCCTGAAAAACAATTAACTATGCTAAAGAAGAGTATGAGAGAATTCGGGTTCACTTCTCCTATTCTCATTTCTCAGGATAATATGGTTATAGCTGGGCATGCAAGGTTAAAAGCTGCTCAGGAAATTGGATTATCCAAGGTTCCTACGATTTTTATTGATTTGCCTTACGAGAAGGCGGTTGCTTATGTTATTGCTGATAATCAACTTGCTAAACTCGCAGAAGAAGATCGGGATTTATTAGGGGAGTTGTTACAGGGGATTAATGATATTCCTGATTTTGATATTGAGGCGGTGGGTTTTTCTTCTGAAGATATCGATACTCTTTTAAAAGGTTGTGATGTGGGGGAAGTCGTAGAGGATGAATTCACAGAAGACGAAATAACTATAGATACCGATATAAAAAAGGGGGATTTAATAGAATTAGGGGATCATCTTTTATTATGCGGGGATGCGACTAATAAACACGAAATTGACTCTCTAGTTTCAGATCATCGCATCTCTATGGTTTTTACTGATCCACCATACGACATGCCACTAGATCAAGTTTTAAAAGCGTTTTCTGTCACTTCTTCTTATTCAGATCTTCAGTTCTGGATGGCGAGCGATAAACAACAAATTGGGTTAGTTTATAATAACTTTGATAAATTCTCTCATTTTTTTATTCACGATTTTAAATGCGCTACACTCATATCCAATTCTCAACCAATGCAGCGACATAATTTAATTGCTAAATTTGGCAACAGGAAAATGAATAATCTACAAGACGGATTTACAACCATTGTTCAAGTCGCAACTGAGCGCACTTCAGAAGCTCATAAAATATTTAGAATGGGTAAGCGAGTAGAGCTGCCAGCGCAATTCATTTCTCATTATTCACAACCAGGCGAATATATTCTGGACGTTTTCGGGGGATCGGGAAGCACCCTCATAGCATGCGAACAGCTAAAAAGAAAATGTTTAATTAATGAATTAGAGCCTGAAAGATGTGAGCTTATAAAGAGAAGATATGAGCAATTCAAACAAACATAAGTTATTTATACATCCTATACCATATTATGGTATACCATGGCATAATATGGTATAGGATGGTTAGAAATGGTAAGCGTATCAGGAAAATGGATAAAAGACAACGTGTCAGAATTTGACAACTACATTGATATTGATGAACTCGAACAGTATGTGAATATAGATGAAGAATTCGAAACAACTCTTACATTAAAAGGAGTGAGACAGGTAGAACTATGTGGTTATAATAAAAAGTTCTACATTACTCTTCCAGGGTACGGGCCGGTAGGCGCTAGAGGATACACCGAAGAAAACGAACAGGTGAAGCTAGACAAACTAGCTCCATCTAACACGATTCACTACAGAAGATGGGTATATGGCAAGGAGGAATAAATAAATGCCAGAAGACTACATTAACTGTGGAGAATGCACTGTAAGAACAGGTAAGCGCATAGTAATAAGAAGCGATATTTGCGAGCGTTACAAACTTAGAGAAAATGACGTCATAGAAGTTTACATAAAGAAGGTTGAACACAATGTATAACGTCATTTATGAAACAAAAGGCAAGGCGCGAGAATACTGCGAACTTGCAGCAAATCTTTATAGGGGATGCTCACACGGCTGTATATATTGCTATGCTCCAAGCGCGACTTATAGGCGAAGAGAGGATTTTTATAATAATGTAACTCCTCGAAACAACATCTTAAAACAGCTAGATAAAGACGCAGCAGAACTTCAGCGAAGCGGCGAAACTCGTTCAGTTCTACTGTCTTTTACTAGCGATCCTTATCAGAAACTCGACGTTAAAGAGAAGCTGACAAGAAACGCAATTAAAATATTACACGCCCACGATTTAAAAGTTACGATACTTACAAAAGGCGGGAGAAGATCCGAACGCGATTTTGATTTACTAAGTTCAAGACCTGAACTAAGTCTATACGGTGCTACTCTGGTATTTTCGGACGAAACATTAAGGCAAGAGATTGAACCAAACGCAGCACCCACGAAAGAAAGAATACAGTCTCTCGAAATAGCACATGATGAATTCAAAATACCAACGTGGGCGAGTTTCGAGCCAGTATGGGAGGCTGAGCAGTCGTTAGAGCTAATGAAAGAAGCTATGGATTATATTGATATTTTCAAGATAGGAAAACTCAATTACAACCCACAAAGCAAAAATGTAGACTGGAAACAGTTTGCACACGACGCAATAAAATTAATGAAGGACAACAATAAAAACTATTATATTAAGGAGGATTTGAGGAAATTCCTCTAAATCTTTTTTAAGTGATCTCATGCGAAAAACTAAACTAACCCCCGACATCCAAAAGAAAATAGGCGATAATATAACGCTAGGTATGCCTCTGAAATTCGCAGCAGAAGCCGCAGGAATAACAGAAGTCACTTTCTACAACTGGCTAAAACGAGGCGAAAACGAAAGCAAAGGGAAGTTTTTTGAATTCGCCGAACATATAAAAGCTTGCAAGGCGAAGGCAGTGCAGTTACATTTAAAATTGATTACAAAGGCGGCGACTGATGGGAATTGGCAGGCTAGCGCGTGGATATTAGAGAGGAGGCATCCTGAAGAGTTTGGAAGGAAGGACAGGCTAGAACTTGATGCTAATATGAAACATTCCGGTGAAGTTAATTTACATACTCTTTCTGACGAAGAACTCATGGAAATAATACAAAATGAATCTAAAAAGTGAAGCTGCCAAACTTCTTTTAAAAAGAAGGAGAGCAAGAAGTAACCTTCTCGATTTCACCAGTTTTACAATGCCAGAGTTCCGGGTAAGCTGGCATCATAAGTTAGTCGCGTCTAAATTAGATCAATTTGTTAAAGGGGATATAAAAAGGCTTATTATTTCAATGCCCCCTCGACATACTAAATCTGAATTTGTCTCAAGGCGTTTACCTGCTTATATTTTTGGACTAAATCCAGACGCTAAGATTATATCTTGCTCTTACTCGGCTGACCTCGCTAGTGCCATGAACAGGGACGTGCAGCGTATTATAGACAGTCCGGAATATAAAGAATTATTTCCCGATACTAGATTAAGTTCTGTGAATGTCAGAACTACCGCGCATGAAAGTTACCTCCGAAACAATGACATTTTTGAAATAGTCGGGCACAAGGGAATTTATAAATGTGCTGGAGTCGGGGGGTCCATCACGGGCTATGGTTTTGACTACGGCATTATAGATGACCCCACGAAGAACAGGGAAGAGGCTGAAAGCGAAACATACAGAAAAAAAGTAAAAGAATGGTATATGAGCACATTCAGGACACGAAAACAAAAAGGTGCGGCTATTCTTATTACCATGACTCGCTGGCACGAAGATGACCTGGTTGGTTGGCTCTTAGATCTTGCCGAAAAGAATTCTAAAGCCGATCAATGGGAAGTACTTTCACTGCCTGCACTATCTGAAGAAACCCTTTCACCTTACGACTTGAGAACCGGACCAGGTCAGGCACTCTGGCCTGACGAATTTCCAGAAGTTGACCTTCTTAGTACAAAAGAGTCTTTGACAACATATGAATGGCTTTCCCTATATCAACAAAGACCAAGTGCAGCAGCTGGAAACCTTGTAAAGAAAGAACACTTCAAATACTGCACTCTCGAAAATGGAGTATTAAGCCTCAGCGAAAATAAAAAGTTCATGCTCTCACAGTGCAAAATCTTTCAAACATGCGACCCTGCAGCTTCCGAGAGATCAACAGCAAATGATTTTGTCTTGGCGACCTGGGCGCAGACTCCTCAGAACGATCTCGCCCTACTTGATATTCTAAAAACACATCTTGAAACTCCCAGCCACGTCCCCCTATTTGAACAGCAATACACCAAATGGCGACCTCTTCAACAATGGATTGAAACTGATGGTATAGGTAGAGCAACTTATCAATTATTACGCGATAAAGGGCTCCCAATCGCTGAATTAAAAACGGGTGGACGTGATAAGTTAATACGTTTCATCCCAGCGGCAACTAGAATTGCAGCAGGCGATGTCTATTTCTTAGCAGGTGCTCCGTGGTTGAACGAATACGAAACTGAACTTTTAGGATTCCCAAACACTAAACAAAACGGTCAAGTCGACGTTACTTCTTATGCTTGTCAGGTTGTAATTGAACATCCCTTTGTAGAAATGTCTTATGAAACATCATACGTCGGGACTTCATACAGTTCAGGGAGCATGAGAATTTAATTTTCCTTTATCACTCTTTTTAAACTTCTTTCCTACATGCCATTCCCTAATTTCATATTTTCAGCTTCCCCAACTCCACAAAATGACCCCCAAACAACTACCGTAGGCGCAAGCGTAGCAACAGAACGAGAACAATTCACTTATCATTCCGACATCTTAAAATGGATCTCAGAAACTAAAAATAAACTCCCTCGCGCCACTCCTTTACTCAGAAAAGAAGCATTCCTAGCCGACCCCATGATAAGCGGGACTATTTATCCA